GTAAAATAGATGTACAAACTGCACATGCCATTTTGACAGTACATAAGAATTTGAATGATGATAATAAGAAAAAGTTTTCTGATATGGTCGCAAGGTCATCACATCATTTGAAAAAGGCAGCTGACTTTTCTTGGAAGCAAATGAAGTGAGATTTGTTGATTTAATTTTATCAAACAAATTGGATGAGGCAAAAGATATTCTTAGGTCTCGTTTGGATGAAATTGTCTCCAAAAGATTACAAGAAGCAAAACGATATGTTGCTGAAGACATGTTGGAAGAAGTAGAAGAACTTGATGAAGCGGGTAATCCTAATATCATCAAGATGGGCAGAGTCAATAAGATTCGCCGTAGAATTAGAAGAAATGCCAAAGGCAGAATTGTTGTACAGAAGAATGTGCGAAAGTCTGGCATTAAAGGATATAGAATTTCAGGTAATACTGTAAAGAGAATACCTGCAACAGTAAGATTAAAAAAGGCTCGTTTGTTGAAACGGTCATGGAAGACAACTAGAAAAGCTAAATTGCGCCGAACTCTATTGAAAAGAAAAATGTCAATGAGAAGACGCTCATCATTAGGACTAAGATAATATGCCATTCGAAATAACTAACACACAAAGATCCGCTTCTATTATTAGAGTTGCTGATGCCGGAACTACAACAGTATTTTTAGCAAACTTAGCAGTTGATGCTAATGAAACTGTTTCAGCTGCAAACATTAGAAGATTAACTTGGTCAACCAATGGTAATATTCAAATTATCAGAAACTCTGTACCAGTATTGATGTTACACAACTCTGGTACAATGATGCTTGATGAGTTGAATCATTCAGTAGCAAATAATAATGGTTCATCAATCGTTATTACAATTGCAACAGGTGGTTCTATTGTTATGGAAGTTACCAAAGTAGCAACATATGCAACTGCACTAACAGGAATGTAACATGAAACTTATTAGAGAAACCGTAGAGAATGTAAAGTATCTTACCGAAGCTACAGAAAACGGTAAGAAAAATTTGTACATTGAAGGTACATTCTTGGTCGGTGACAAGATTAACAAGAATAATCGTATGTACGAAATGAAAACTTTAAGAAATGAAGTTTCGAGATACAATGAAGAATATATTAAGACCAATCGAGCACTCGGTGAACTTGGTCATCCAGACACTCCATCTATTAACTTGGAGAGAGTGTCACACAAAATTGTTTCTCTTGTAGAAGACGGTAATACTTTCTACGGAAAAGCATTAATTCTTGAAACACCATATGGTCAAATTGTTAAGAACTTTATTGATAATGAAGTAAGTATCGGAGTATCGTCTAGAGCTCTCGGTTCTGTTGTTACCACTAAAGAAGGTTACAACCTTGTACAAGATGATTTGAGACTTGCAACAGCGGCAGACATTGTAGCGGATCCTTCTGCTCCAGGTGCCTTTGTCAACGGCATCATGGAAAATAAAGAATGGATGTTTGTTGAAGGACACTTCGTTGAAGCAGACTTTGACAACGCAAAAAGACAAATACAGAGAGCATCTTCTAAACAAATAGAAGAAGTTGCACTCAAATTGTTTGAAAATTACCTCAGAAAACTTTAATTTTATAAATAAGAAATCATAAGGAGAATCCTAATGGCAACAAATAAACTAATGGAAGCCGCAGCAGACATTCTTGCAGGAAGCAAGAAATCAGCAACGGGCATGCCAAGCCAAAAAGCCGAAGCCGAAGTCGTTGACTTAGGCGGTCCAACTAATCAGAATTCCAAACCAATGGATGATTCTGCTAAGATTGATGCCGCAAAAGCAATCAAAGGCAAGGCAGTCGCACCAACAACAAAGCCATCAGATGCTTCATCTAAGATGGAAGATACAGAAGTCGAAGACGAAATTATTGCTGAAAAAATGCACGATGACGAAGCTGAAGACAAAGCAATGATGAAAAAAATGAAGATGAAAGAAAAGATGAAAGAAGATGTTGAAGCTCTCTTTGCTGACGATTCTACCATCTCAGAAGAATTCAAATCTAAAGTTTCTACAATTTTTGAAGCTCGTGTCGCTGACCGTGTATTACAAATTGAAGAAGAAACAGAAGCAAAATATGCTGGCATGCTTGAAGAAGCAGTTGAGTCTATTCGTGCTGACCTTACCGAAAAAGTAGATGACTACCTTTCATATGTTGTTGAACAATGGATGAAAGACAATGAAATCGCTATCGAATCTGGTCTCCGCTCAGAATTGACAGAAGACTTTATTGCTGGTATGCGTAACCTATTTGCAGAACACTATATTGATGTTCCTGCAGAAAAAGTCGACCTCGTTGACGAACTTGCTGGTAAAGTTGAAGAACTCGAAAGCAAACTCAATGAAGAAATCGAGCGTGCAGTAGACTTAAAGAAATCTTTAGTTGAGTCACGCAAAGTAGAAATGACCCGTGAAGTATGTGAAGGTCTTACCGACACTCAAGTTGAAAAAATCAAATCACTCGCAGAGAGTGTAGAATTCTCCACAGAGGACGAATACAAACAAAAACTTGAAACAATCCGTGAGAACTATTTCCCTTCTAATGCCAAGAAAGCAACAGAAGCACAACTGCACGAAGAGTTTGAAGAAGAAGAGGCAAAGAAAGTCATTAATGACCCATTCGTTGCTGCTGTATCTCAAGCCATTTCTAAAACAAAAATTTAATTAGTAAACCCCAAGGAGATAACACATGTATTTGTCCGAAAATCTACAGAAAAAATGGGAAGGTGTCCTGGATCATCCAGACCTAGCCCCAATCAAAGACCCGTATCGTAAAGCTGTTACAGCAGTTATTCTTGAGAATCAAGCTCAAGAAATGATGAAAGCAAACGGCGGTTATTTGAACGAAGCAGTTCCAACCAATTCAGCATCTGCTGGTTTGGGTTCAGGTGGTGCAACAGGCTTCTCATCTGGTGCTACTGCATCAGGTCCAGTTGCCGGTTTTGATCCAATCTTAATCAGTTTGGTTCGCCGTTCACTACCTAACTTAATCGCTTATGATGTTTGCGGTGTGCAACCAATGACAGGTCCTACAGGACTTATCTTTGCAATGCGCTCTACTTACTCATCTGCATTAGGTACAGAAGCTTTCTACAACGAAGCTAACACAGGTTTCTCCGGTCTCGGTACCGCTCAAACTGCGTTGACTGTTGGTGCAGCTGCTGCTAACACATTCGTTGCAAACGGTGCAGGCGTTGCCGGTATGTCTACTGCTCTCGCAGAAGCATTAGGTGATGGTTCTAACACTTTCCAAGAAATGGCATTCTCTATTGAGAAAGTTACTGTTACTGCAAAGACCCGTGCTTTGAAGGCAGAATACTCAATCGAACTTGCTCAAGACTTGAAAGCAGTTCATGGTTTAGATGCAGAAACAGAATTAGCAAACATCTTGTCTGCTGAAATTCTTGCTGAAATCAACCGTGAAGTTGTTCGTACAATCTACTCTGTTGCTAAGACTGGTGCTCAAGTAGGTACAACTACTGCCGGTACATTCGACTTAGACACAGATTCTAACGGTCGTTGGATGGTAGAAAAAGTTAAAGGTTTGGCATTCCAAATCGAAAGAGAAGCCAATACGATTGCTAAAACAACTCGTAGAGGTAAAGGTAACATCATCATCGTTTCTTCAGATGTTGCATCTGCATTTGCGATGGCTGGTTTGTTAGACTATAACTCTGCTTTACAATCACAAGTTAACTTAACAGTTGACGATACTGGCAATACATTTGCTGGTACAATGTTTGGTCGTATCAAAGTGTACATTGACCCATATGCAACTACAAACGCAACTTCCGAGTTCGCAGTTGTTGGTTACAAAGGTTCTAATGCATATGACGCTGGTATTTTCTACTGCCCATATGTTCCTTTGCAAATGGTTCGTGCAGTTGACACTGGTACATTCCAACCAAAGATTGGTTTCAAGACTCGCTACGGCATTGTTGCGAACCCATTCGCAGAAGGCACTTCAAAAGGCGCTGGCGCATTAACTGGTTTGTCTAACAACTACTACCGTGCGTTCAAGATTGCAAACATAATGTAATCTAAAAGTCACCGTTAAGAGTGACACTTTAAAGAGACCTCCTTAAAAAAGAGGTCTCTTTTTTTGGTGCATAAATACACATATGACAGCCACTAACAGAAACCCAAACAATCCAAACTTTCTACAACCGAATAAGTTTATCATAAACTTTTCTCGGGCACCTAGTATACAATACTTCTGCCAGTCAGTAAGTGTTCCTGGTATTTCATTGTCTGAAATTCCACAAAATACACCATTCGTTGATGTGTATGTTCCAGGTGAGAAAGCAATTTATGATTTACTTAATATTACCTTTTTAATTGATGAAGAGTTAAAAGGTTGGATAGAAATACACGATTGGATTCGTGCAATGACCTTCCCTAAAGAATTCTCTGAGTATGTAAATCTTGGTAATCTTAGCAGACAAGCGAATGCTACATTAGCCACAACAAGAAAACCGCAATACTCTGATGTTTCAATCACAATATTGTCTTCATCAAATAAACCTTATTTCAAGTACAAACTTTATGATTGTTTCCCAACATCATTATCTACCTATATTATGGGTGCAAATGATTCGCCTGATACGGCAATGAGTGCCGATGCCACATTTAGGTACAGTTACTACGATATAGAAAAATTATTTTAAAAGGCTTGACAAACATTCCCTTTTAGTGTATCCTCCAATGAATAAAGGAGGCATTTTACCATGAAACAACTTGATGATTTACTTGAGATGTGGCGTGCCGATTCTGAGATAGACAGAACAGAACCAGGCAAAGAGCTAATCAACATTCCAAAACTACATAGCAAATACTTGAATATACTTTCAAGGCATCGGCTGTTGTCTAAAGAATCTGAGTTCAAGTATAACAAAATGAAACGATTGAAATGGGAATACTATACAGGTAAATTGGATGATGACCAATTAAAACAGTATAATTGGGAACCATTTCCATATGTGTTGAAATCTGAACTCACTACATACTTAGAGAGTGATGACGATATCAATAAACATCTTGCAAGCAAAATGATGCACGATGAAATTGTTGATGTGTGTCAGAGTATATTAAAAGAATTGAATTCACGGACATTTCAACTTCGTGATTTTATAGCATGGGAAAGATTCATACAAGGTGTCTGATTTAATTCTACATAAAAAGAA